AAATCTAAAAGCTAATGACAATGCAAGTCAACCAATATCAGAAGCTCAAGGAAAGTTAGATTTATTTAATAATACGAATCCTGGAATAAAAAGTATAATGGCACAAGGTAACGCAACACCATTTACTGATACTGCTAAAGGTTCGTTAGATAGGTTCAATGAAACACCAACACCTACAAAACAATTAGAAGCCAATGACAATATTACAAACAAAGCTAATAGTGCAGCAGGAGCGATTAGAGGTATCCCTCAATTTTGGCAGTCAGTTATTTCAGTAGTAGCGAGCGGACCTATTCAAATGTTACAAAAATTAGGTTTATTTGCTACAGGTGGAAAGATTGATTTATATGCCCATGGTGGAAATATAGATATGTTTGCTAATGGTGGAATGATTGGGACTACTCAAAGTTTACCACCAAGGTATCAAGGTATTGTAGGAGAAGCTGGTCCAGAATTATTTCAAGTGACAAGAAGTGGTGTGAACATTACACCATTATCAACAAAAGAGAAAATTAAAGGAATAAGTGGAACGTTAGCAGAACAATATGGAACTAATAATCCTAATGTTAATATTACCATCAATGTAACAGGTAATAATATAAACAACAAAGAAGACATTGATACATTAGTAAAAGAGATTGAACAAAAACTAGTGAGATCTATGAAAGAATACAAAAATATGAGTTTTGGAGGTGGTAGAAATGTCGTTACATTATAACGAGTTAATCTTCAAAGGGAAGTCTACCGCCGATTTTCCCTTTGAAATTTTCGTGATAGAAAATGATGGAATAAATAAAGGGAAAAGAAAAGATAAAATATTCACGTCTGATGATATGTCAGGGGGAATTGTAAGAACTTCTACAGCTTACGAACTTGTAGAAAAGTCTTATAAGCTATTAATCCACAATGTAAGATTAAATCAAGTTAATGAATTATTAGTTTGGTTAGAAGGTAGTGGTAAATTAATATCCTCTGATAATCCTGGAAGATATTATGAGGTGCTGACAGTATCCGCAGTTAGAGCTAGACTAGGTGAAGTAGATGAATATGAAATAGATGTAGTATTCACTTGTAATCCATTTTCATATAGTGTTGCTTCTGATATTAAGACATACACAGGTAATGGAGTTATCAACAATGAAACTAATGTAATAATGTATCCTAAAATCACTCTATATGGGAATTCAACGGGTGGCACATCATTAACCATAGGTAATCAGGTAGTCAGATTAAAACAACTATCTGAAAAGCTAGTTATTGAATGCAAACAAGGAGAACAAAATGTATATGATAAGAATGGAAATCTATTAAATAGTGTAATGCTAGGAGCGTTCTTTGAGATTAAACCAGGAGTGAATGGGATTGTTCTAGGAAATGGAATTACTAGGTTAGAAATAGAGTGTAGATGGGGGGCGTTTGTTTAATGTTATGGTTATATGATGAATTTGAAACAGATTTTACTTATAACGGAATAGTATTGAATAATGCTTACGATTCAGACATTCACTGGGTGTTGAATACAATGTATAAATTGACATTCAAATATCCAACAGTTGACAACGATCTATATTCTTTCATTGAAAAAGGAATGATTGTAAAAGCTGATGAGCATGACAGAACAAACTTATTTAGAATTAAAGATATTGATATATCTGAAAATGATAAATGTATCATTGTTACAGCTTATCAAAAGAACTATGATTTTAGTAAAAGATTAGTGAATAACTTTAGTAGAGTTAGAGTGGGATGTATGTCAGTGTTGGATGAATGGTATAGTAACTTTATATCCAATGAAACAGATTTTTCTTATTATTCTGATATAGATGATATAAATTCATTTTCTAGTTATAAAGATGAAAAAGATAACCAACCCAAGGCATCATTCGATTTATTAGGAGAAATAGCAAGTTTATATCATGCAGATATAGATATGCATGATAAACAAATTAGTTTATTGAAAAAACTGGGAAGAGATACTGAAGAGGTATTGACTACAGCTAAGAATATAAGTGAATTTGTTAATACTAGTAATTCAGATGAAATAGTAACAAGAATATATGCTACTGCTACTTTTAAAGTAGGAGATAAAGATGATAAGAAGGATTTACAAGCAAAACATAGAGAAGAGTTACGAGCCTTAAGGCAGTCTCAAAAAGAATATTCACAAAATAGAAATGCTGAAAAAAATGCTCAACAAATACAAGAAGAGATAGCAAAAAAGTATGCTAAGGAACTTGCTAAACAAAATAAAGTTATAAAACGAAGTGGAACAATATTAAAATCATATTCTCAAATAGAATCAGAAGTCAGGGCTAAATACCAGATTAGAGAACAAAAAGCACAGGTTAGAAAAGCAGAAAGTCAAGCATTAGCTGATAGAAAAAAGGCTGAAATAGAAGCTTTGAAAGCTAAACAAAAGGATCAATTAAATGCATTAGATGAAGAAGTAACAATTAGTTTAGTTGTTGAAAGTCCGTTAATAAATAACTACCCATTCATTAACGAAATGGCTGTTTCTAATAATGATTTAAGAACAGCTGAAGAACTTGAAGAATGGGCAATGGAATATTTTACTAGAGAAAATATTGATAAACCAAAAAACTCTATTAAAGTTAGTTATGAACAACTATCAGAAAATATAAATCGAGGTGACACTGTAATTTTAAAATATTTAAAATATGGTGTCGACGAAAGAATAAGAATAGTAGAAACTCATTATGATCCAATGTTAAAAAAATGGAAAGAGTTTGTATTAGGTGAAAAAGAAGGAAGATTAGGTTCAGAAATTTCTCATTCCAGTAGAGGAGCAGAAGTTAGAGCGAACGCTTATACAGACTTTATATCTCTAGATATAGAAAAGAAAGTACAAGAGAGAAGTGAAAATTTTAATAGAGTTTTCGATAAAAAAGCTGAAGAATTAAAACAAACTGTTGAAGATGGAGTTGAACGTGCTAAATCAGCAAGCGAAGTATTTGCAAATGAATTACATAAAGATATTAACAATAAAGTTACCACTTTCAAAACAGAAGTCAACTCAACTATAAAAGAGTTTAACAACAAATTATCTAGCTTTGATAGTGGCAATTTAGATGAACTTAGAAAGAAAATTGAAGAGACTAAGCAAATAGCTGAAACTACAGTTAAAATGGTGGGAACAGATGATAGTGTTACTTATAACAAGAACAGATTAGAAGGTGCTACCGAGCGAGAAATACCATTAGGAACAGCTTATATAGAACTTTCTCATAATGGAGATGGTTTTGAAGTAGGAAAAGAATATACTATAAGTTTTGAAGCGGAGTGTAGAACCCACGATTTTACCGATGTAAAAGTAGTATTCGACAAACCTTTACCTTTTACCGCAAGAGTAAGTTTAGTATCGAAAAACAACCTATATCCTAGAATAGATAAAGTGCTAGAAAAAGGAACAAAAGAAGTGGACTTGCTTCACGTCTATAGTTCTACATATAACAACTTATTACTTAGCGATTGGTTGGAAATGGTATATACAACAGTAGAAATATCTAATAAAAATGTTTTGAATATCAATATAACTTTTAAAAAGATAGCGGATGCTAATGACCGTCCAGAGTTTACAGAAGATTGGATGAAAGAGTGGCAAGGAGAGTGGAACGAACAACCACAATATATATTAGATGGAGGTAGTAACTAGATGTCAATAGAAAAAATACCATTAAGAGTACAACACAAAAGAATGACAGCTAACGAGTGGCAAAGTAGCTCTCTTATCCTCCTAGACGGAGAAATAGGTGTAGAGAGCGATACGGGATATTTAAAGGTTGGAGATGGAAGAAGTAGATTTACCAGTCTAAAATATCTTAAAGGAGACAAAGGAGATAGAGGGGAGCCTGGAGCTAAAGGGGATAGAGGACAACCCGGTAGAGATGGAACTAACGGGAGTGCTGGTCAAAATATAATTAATCAACAAAATAAACAACCTATGAAATATTGGGCAGGCACAGAAGCTCAATACAACGCAATACCGGTCAAAGACCCTTATACGATATATGACGTATTTAAGTAGGTGCTATTATGGATAGATTGAAAATAATGGTGGGTGACAAAAAAGTTATTCAAAGATTTATTGGAGATAAATTAGTTTGGGAGAGTATAGTGTTGTTAAAACATATGGAAGATGCATTTGTGCAAAAAAAAGACTCTGAAATTTATATAATCACTTTTTATCCTATGAATATTGATGTGAAAAGTATTACAAAAATAATCATAGAAAACGTGGAAGTAACTAATTTTTCTTCTATAGAATACGCAGAAGGTGGCACAGAAGGAGACGATATAGGCGATGTAAGCGTTGTTAAATTCACTCCCAAAAGTGAAGATTTTGAAAAAATAACAGAAGGGTCTTATTTAAGTGTGAAATTTTGGGGAAGGGGGTAGTGTATGGATATAGAAATTCAAAATAAGAAAAATGAAGCACTTTTTAAAAATGGAAAGTATCAATATACATTTATACCTAAAGCTCCTAAAGAAAAAATAAAATTATACCACATGGGATGTGTTGGAGATACTAGATTAAATCACATTCAGTTAGAACAAGGGAACGAAGCGACATTTTACATGGCTCCGGAACGGAAAGTCAATTCTTTAAGTGGGATATTTAAACAATTAAGAGATTTAGATGTTCAGATGCGAGACCAAAACAGCGAGCTTTGGGGTAAAATTAAACTTAATAATGCTGGAGCTATTTTAGATTTTTACAATAAAAATATCAAAACAGAAATTACTACGTTAGCTGGTAAGGTTAATGTTGCTATAAGTGAACTTGATAATAAAGTCTTAAAGAAAACAGATGTTTCCGTTACCTCTAATGGGATTACGATAGGAAGCGGAAAAACGATTGACGGAAGGACTATTGCTAGTATTATGAAAGTTCAGCCGGATAGCATTGACTTAATAAGTCCACTTATTAGAGTAACAGGAAATATGGTTGTAGATGGAACGCTTGAGGGTAGAAAAATCAAAGCTAACACTTTGGAAACTGGACACCATAAAGCAGGAAGTATAACAACTGAACTACTTGCGGCTAATGCGGTCAAAGCTGATAAATTATTAGTTGACAATGCTATGATTACTAAATTCTTGGCTAATAGTGCTTTTATTACAGAATTGTTTGCTAAAAGAGCATTTATTAATCAATTACAAACAGTTAAGGTAACTTCTACTCAAATAGATACAGAAAGCCTTAGGGGTAAAACTATAATCGGTGCTGAAATTACTGGACAAAGCAGAATTACATTAGGTGAGTACGGATATATGCAACCTACACAATCAGGAGGACTTCAAATTAATTCTCCTCACAACTATACAAGTAAAGATGGTATAGGTATTCAAATAGTAGGGGGGAATGATAGAGGTAAAGATGTACCTTACGGAATGTTTATTTATCAAGATAGTGATTTCACAGTTGGAGGTTACACCCCTGTAGACACAGACGCATACCTTTTAACAGTTAAAGGTTATATCAATACAAAAGGAGTTAACAACTTAAAATTCGTTAACTACACAGATGGTAGCACATCTATAGGAGTTTGGAATAGAAATGTAGGTTTGCTATTTGATAGTTCTGCAAATGACATATTTTATGTTTATGCCAACTCTAAATATAGTCTTTGGGAAATAATAAAAACCCACTTTGATACTACTTCTGATATTAGGTTAAAAACTGATATTGTTAATTCAGAAGCTAATGCTCTTGCTAAATTAAAATTATTTTCATTCAAGAGTTTCGACTGGAAAGAAAGAGAAAATTTTGGAATTAAACCTCATACAGAAATAGGATTGATTGCTCAAGATGTGGAAAAGATAGATAAGAATTTTGTGAAGATGGTCGGCGAGTATATGACGTTAGACCATTTCAATTTGCTAACTTTTAATCTAAAAGCTACCCAAGAACTTTATTATCGTGATATAGAAAAAGATGAAAAAATAATTAATTTAGAAAAAAGAATAAAAAAACTGGAGGAAAAGATATATGCAGCATAATGAAATACAACCTATTCATTTAATAGCT